CCGTCGTTGGTTATATTGCCGTGGGTGTGCTTATCTGCCGCGCCCTGCGCCGCCGCTGCCGCGTCCGCGTTGGCTTTCAGCTGCGCGTCGATCGCGTCAAAGTTGGTGTTAAACTGGTCTATATCATATGACTCATCTTGTGCGGGCTTGATTAAATTGTAGTTTTGAGTACGACTAGGCATTGATTTCCTCCGTCCGTATCGCATAATGCGTTTTTTGAGCGAGCTGCGCATGTGTATAAGGCTGCAGCATTCGGTGCGTATTGTACAAGATACTTACGTCCAGCACGATATTCAGCGGCACCATTTCATCCAGCATGCGCGCAACTTCTGCGAGCATGTCTTTGCGGCCTAGGTCTAGGCGTATCGTCAGCCGCTCATCGGATATGCTCAGGTCTGCCGTGTAGCCATCGCCGACCAGCGCCTGCAGGGATGCATGCATCTGCCTTTCCGTGTATGGAAGCTTGCTATTTAAGCGCGTGGCCACGCGGAAGCGGCGCAGCGTCAGGTCGTCGCCGGTCGCGGGGATGATCCGCAGGATATGCTCCCAGCGCCGGATGATTGCGGAATCCGCGTCCAAAATCACGGCGTTTTTTTCCAGCTGTTGTTGCAGTTCAACGAGGTTGTTCACTTCGGGATCGACGGCATCGCCGATCCCCTGATAGTCCTTGATCAGCCGCAAAAAGCCCGGCAAGTACTCGATGTAGGTACGCATTTTATATCTCCATAAGCGTCACGCTGCCCAGCGTCGGCACCTCATAGCTTGCATAGTCGGCGTCCAGAATCAGGTTTGCCGCAGCACCGTTGATCTTCGTGTCCATCACGTCCAAAACGCTGGTCAAATTCAGGAGGATGGATTCGATTCTCGCCACGCGTACCACCGATTGCTCGAAAGAAATCTCTTGCAGATAAGCCGCGAGCGCATCTTCCGCTTCCGTCGTCACCTCAGCGACCGATGCACCGGAAACCGGCGTGACGGACGCGGAAATATTAATCACCTGCGCGGTCACGGATTTGACCAGCACACGGTGGCCAATCGGTGCGAGGCCGATCCCCTCGCCGGAGGAGGCGACAGGGTCGAGCGCGTCCTGTACGGTGGCGACAAGCTCATCGCTTGCGATGCCCATATCCGTGCCGCAGATCACACATGTCACATATACGCCCGCTTCCGGCCGGCGAAAGGCATGTACACCGCCCACACCCGGCATCGTTATGATCTCCTGCTCGTACGCCGCGCGGTTCCCGGCAAAGGCCCGCGCGTTTACGGTCTTATAGTATCGGGCACGGTAGTCCTCATCGCTTTCTTCATCGTCACCCTGGATGAGCACGTCCGTCAGGGTAGCTACCGCCAGCCCAGACACGTTGTCGACTGGCAGGATCGCGCCGAAGTATGCGTTGCCGATCAGGCCCGCCTGCTCGCACACCAGCTTGTAAATGCCAGCCGACACTTGATCTGTGACCGCGTATGTGACGCCGCCGCCCGAAAATCGGGTGCCGATCGGTATAGTAGCGGGCGTACCCACCTCATCCGCATAAAATTCGGCCTTCCGTACCGCCTGCGTAGCCGCGAGCCGGTTCACGCCCTGCTGCCCGTTTACGCGATCCTGATCCGCGCCGCGCGCAGTATCGGGCATCATGGTATCCTGCACATTATCAATGTGCAGCCGTACCTCCTCCAGCTGCTCAGATACCGGACCGATCGCGTGATAGATCAGGCTTCCGTCGCGCTTGTCTACGTCGTTTGGTACGCGGGCAAGCATGTCAGCCATAATTTGTGCCGCTGTCCTCATGCTGGCACCTCCGCATTTATTTTTTGTGTCCCATAGATCGTATCGATCCAGAACATAATCACGTCGCCATCGAAAGTAAAATCCCTCACGTCGCGGATCCGGTCATCCTCAAGCAGCGCTTCCCGAATCATGCGCGGTGCTTCCGCGCGCACATAGTCGGATGGTTTGCCGACCAACATATGCAGCTCGCTTCCATATTCCCATGGCAGGTACAGGTACGCATATCGCTCGGTCAGCAGCGCGCACTGCGCCGCCTGCCCGATAGCGGCGTTGCCATCGATCATGCCACCCCGGATGCTGCCGCGCACACGCCCAGCCGCAAAATCCAGCCGCCATGTGCGGGATGGGACTTCTATCGGCTCGTCGGCAATCGTAATGTTTGGGATAATCACACTGTTACCTCGCGCTTTTCGCTATATTTTTGAATCCGGTCGAGCAGGATGTACATCTGCCTGCCGTCCGCGCGCGGCTGCGTGATCAGCAGCACGCCGTCGCCGACCTTCAGGGGATTGCGCAAAACAGCCTTTTCATAGCTACCCACCTTGACGGACAGTCCGATCGCGGCATCGGAAATGTACAGGCTTTGCTCCGTGATTTCAATTTTATTATTCAGGCGAATCTTCAGCGGCTTTACGGATGAAACAACGCCCGTCTGATACCCGCCGCGCCCGGAGTCCTGCAGATACTTCGATATGATTTGCTTTACCTGATTCGGTGTGCAAAAACCCATAAAAGCCTCCTGTAAAACGCGTTTAAATCTAGTTTATACCAGCTTAAAATCCGCTGTTACGCCGTGGTAGTTGCTGCGGAAAGTATGCTTTGCGCTTATGCAAAGCAGGAATCCGGACAGCCCCGATTTCGGTACGCTGACGTTGATCAGGTGCCCTGCCCGGATAGACTTGTCGCCGACAACCTCGGCCGAAAACTTTCGCGTCGGCCGGTTGCTGATTTGTAGCAACATGTCGGCTCGCTCGGCAGCCTGCGCATCGTTGGTGTTTTCGTCCAGCACTTCAAAGTACTGCAGCAGCCCCCAGCGCTGGATCGTGGAGCTGTCGCGGGAAAGAAAAACATCGCGTTTACCACTCGACTTATTGTCCCGTACCAGCTTGATCTGGTTATAGGTATCCGTATCGATGCTGCGCTCGTGGGTATAGTCGACAAGGTTTTGCCCTTCCGCGATCTGCAAAGATACGATGCTGGACGCGATGTTGCGCATGACGATAGAACCCGCCACGTCCTTGATGTAGCACATCTGCTTGGTGTAGGCCAGCGTCGTATCCAGCGCGCGGACGATCATGTCGAGCATGCACTTGTTATCTTCAACGACTGCCCCGAGCGGATAGCCGGGATCATCGATCACACCGGTGGTGAGGCCCATATCCTGGCTGATCCGCCGTAGGATCTGCCCAGCCGTCAAATTATCAAAAGCATAGCTGTCGCTTGCGGTCAGGTAGCGCAGCTGGTCATATGCCGTATAGCTGCAGACGTTGTTTTTCCCGCTATCGGATTTCTTAAAAACGTACCCTAAAAAGTAAGGTTCGTTTTCCACGCGCAGCCGGACGACCGCTCCTACGTCAACATCCAAACCATCAAGCATAGGGAGCGAGAATTCCAGATTTCCGCATTTGTTTATGTTGTCTGTAAATGTAACTGACTCCAGTATTTGCGACGCGTCTATGCGCGCCGAAGGCGTTTGTATGATAAGCTCGGCATCCATATCACTTGTCCATCATTACTAATCTGTCTCCCACATGGATTTTGTTGGGATTTGTGATCACGTTCTTGTTTTTTTCGTAGATATCGCGCCACCTAGTACTATCTCCATACTGCGATTTCGCAATGGACGACAGGCTGTCCCCTTCAACAACCGTATAGTTTTTCAGCATCGGCGGCGTGTTTTCCCGTGTGGTGATCCCGTATCTGGTCGTTCCGCCGATCTGCACAGACTTCACACCATACGCGCGATACTCTTTCAGTTTGATCTCATAGTAGTACTCGCCGATTTGGCCGTGCCGCTCCTCGTGCTTCCACGACTCTATACTGCACAGCATGTTGACGTCCATGCCGACGCCGGTTACGATCAGGCGCACCGGCTGCCGGGCGTCGATCGCCGCGTAGATCCGGTTTATAAAAGACTGGGGCGATATGCTCGCCCCATCCACGGAAAACGGATACCGCACATCCGAAACCAGGCTTTTTATGGTGCAGGACGCAAGCTTTCGGCATCCTAAAAAAGTGACTTCGCCCAAGGAAATAATGTCTTGGGATTTGTTATCCACGCTAGCCGCGAAAGCCAGCTCATCCAACGGGTTGACCGGCAGCAGCATGCCGCCAAGATACGTTTTTACGCCCATGCACGTCTCCTTTATGGGACGGGCAGCAGTTCATACAGCCCAGACAGTCCCGTATCAATCTCCTCCTGCGCTTCGCTTTCCAGAGTGCGCCGGATGTCATCCAAGCTTTCGCCCTGTGTGATGTTGGCGTTGGCTTGCATGCCGCCGCCCTGGTAGTTCAGATAGAAAACGTTGCTTTGCCCGGCCGTCTGCCGCAGCAGCTCCGCGTCCGACCGCGATATGGCCAAGCCAGTTTCCATGGCGGCAAGCGCCTCGAAACCGCTGAGCACCTCCTGCTCTGCGATGTCGCGCAGGTACTTCAGCTGCTGCTCCATCAGGTCGATCTGCTTTTCGGCTGCTGAGCTTCCGCTGCCGCCGCTGGAGCTGCCGCTGGCTCCGGTGCCGGTGCTGGTGCTGTAGTCTCCGGAGTCGTAGATCCCGGAGTCGGTCACGGACTTGCTTTCCGCGTCCGCAGCCCAGCTTGCGATATCCTCTTGCAGCTTCGCTTCGCGCGCAGCCGCTTTTTCGTTGGCTTTATCGACCATGCCCTGCAGCTCCGCATCCCGCCGCTTCCGGTTCGCTTCGGCTTCCGCCTGAGCGGCGGCTGCAAAGCCTACCTCGCTGATCGCCCCGATGCTTACGCCGGGGATCTTGTTGAGTTGTTCGATCAGCCAGTTTATCGCGGAGATCACGCCGTTCACCATGGTATCCACGATCGTCAGCACCTTCACCTTGGCATCGTCAAAAGCGTTTGCGATCCCAAAGCCGATGCGGGTAAAAAAGATTGGAACCTGATCAAAAAAGCCCAATACGCCGTTCCAGATGCGGATCACACCCGCACGGAAATCCGCGTTGGTTTTCCATAGGGTAATAAGGATCGTAATTACCGCTATGATCGCGGACACGATCAAAATAAAAGGGTTTGCGTTCATGGCTGCGTTCAGGGCTTTTTGACCGGTAGCCGCAGCCCATAGCGCGACGGTATGTGCATTTTGCGCGATTGTCCATGCCACGACTGCTGCGGCGATACCAGCGATGATCGGCGCTATGACCGACCAATTTGTAGATATGAAGCTGTACACATCAGCCGCGCCCTGCAAGAGCCACATCAGGCCGCCGACGATCGCGGTGACGCCGCTTGCGATGCTGTCCAAAAATGCTGTTCCATGGTCAGTATTGAGCCAGGCTACCAGTTCCATGACCTTTGAGATGATGCGGTCGACCGCTTGGCCTGGCTGCTGTAGCCGCTCCCACAGCGTGCCGATTTTATTGCCGATCAGGGTGGTTGCCTGGCCGAAGGTCATGGGCATCTGCGTAAAGTCCGCGTCTATCTGGTCGCTCATGCTCATGATTGCATCGGCGATCTTTGCGGCCGTCAGCTCGCCTTCCGCACCAAGCGCTTTCAACTCGCCTTGGGATACTCCCAAGCCGTCCGCAAGGTACTTCATGAGCATCGGTGCGTTTTCACGCAGCGAACGCAGTTCGTCGCCCTGCAATACGCCGGACGCAAGCGCTTGTGATAACTGCATGATGGCGCTCTGCTGTTCCGACGCTGTAGCGCCGGAAATGACCATTGTTTTATTCAGCAGCTCCGCAAATTTGATCGCGCCGTCGTTGGTGGCAAACAGTTCGGCCTGTGATACCTTGGATACGAGGGACGCCGTCGCGTTATACTCGCCCCGGCTCGCGTTGGCTGCTTGGCGCACCGCGTCTTGCAGTTCCCTTTGCGTGCGCAGCCCATCGTTGATCAAGCCCAAGCGCGCGTTCACGCTCATTATCGCGTCCGACGTGTCCATTTTGCTGGTCAGCCCGCTCCAAAGCCGCTGCGCGAGCTGCAAGCCCTGATTCGCTACGATAATCGCCTTTTGCCAGCCGGATATGCCGCGGCTTGTCTTTTCTGCTTGCTGATCCGTTTCCTTCATTCCCTGCTCGAACTGGTCGAGCTCTTTTTCGGCTGCGTCGATTGCGCGGCGCGCCTCGGAGTATGCGCGGCCTAAATCCGCCTTGTCTGCGGTCGCATTTGCCCGCTCCATCGCGTCGATGACCTTTGTGGTGGATGCATAGGCCGCGCGCATCACGCGGGTAAACCGGTCTTGCAGCTTCAGCGATGACGTAATCGTTGCCATCTCGATTTACCCCCTTCGTTTTTTCATCCTTCGAGCTTGCTTTGCCCTTTTTTGTGTCTCCATCTCCAGGACGGCCATGACGTGCGCTTTTTCCCGTACCGGCCGGTCAAGCCACTCCCACGGGAATCGTCCATGTTCAACGATCAGGAAGTAGCTGTACCACGACTCAGCGTCGCCCTGGTCTAGAAGTTTTTTGCGTCTTCGATCGACTCCTCAAGGTCAAACCCAGACGCTTGCTGTACAGCTTCCGACAGACGTGTGAACTCTCCTGCGGTCAGCATGGCCACAACAAGTTTGTCCGCGCCCATCACGCCGTAGGATTTCTGCAGTTCGGCGTCGTGCAGATCCGGATATACTACGGACTCCGCCGCAAGCAGTGCGCTGTACCGGTTCCCGTCAAAGCGTGTCTCCACGCGCTTTGTCTTCTTATCGGTCGTGCGCTTCGTGCATTCGTCCCGCAGCTCCGCATTTCGGGCCTCGGGCACGCCCCGGATGCGCCACGCGATCGGCCTGCCGTCGCCGCCCACAAAGCGGTTGCTTATGACGATTTCCTGCTCTTCGATAGGCAGCGCGGTTTCTTTGAAAAAGGCAGATAAACTCATGCTTTAAACCTCCGTAAATTCTTTCATCAGATCCCCGCCCTCAAAGGTAAAGGGCAGTTCTTGCTCCAGCACGCCGTCCTCAGTGTCAAAAGACGCAAAATCGACCTCGTCAAAATTGCAGCCCGTCAGCAGCGTTGTTTCCGCGCCGTAAGGGGTGGATGGATCCTCGTTTGTGCAGACCAGGTCAAAATATGTGTCGATGCCCTTATTGATGTACTCAAACATCAGGCGTTTGAAAAGGCTTGTTACACGGTAGATCGTCAGCGTGCCTTCCCCTTGCCACGAGGTGGTCTTATGCCCGACGCCGCGCCGTCCCAGCGCTCGGATCTCTTCCTTGTTTTTCTGGGCGGTCGCCTCAAGGTCTTTGGCGTAAAATAGTTCGTAGTTGCGTCCGTCGATCCGGATATAAGCCGTGGCTTCCTTGGAGCTGATCGCATTTCTTGGCTCAAAACTCATTTTTTCCTCCTTATACCGTGCTTACCACGATGGTATTGTAGATCTTCTCCATCACGTCGACGGGGCGCACAGCGTAATCCACAACAACCGCATCAATTTCGTCGCCGCGCCGGATGGTGATGTCCTCGCTTGTCACGTCGCGGATGACCTCCTGTGCTTCCAGCTCACGCAGATACGCCATGATCTCGGACTTAAAAAGCATGCGGCCGTTCTCGGTGTTGGGCACCTTGCCGATGTAGCTGGCGTACCCACGCTGGTAGATCGTATCCGCGATCGCGTCGAGCGTGCGCACAACCTTGTTTTTCGCAAAGATTTTCGGCTGGTCGTCGGTGTAGGTGGTCAAAGTGTTGATATCTTTGCAGATCGCAACCGTGTTCCCGCCCACCGGGCTGGGGATAAAAGCGATCTGTCCTGCGTTGACTAGGTCGATCAGCTGCGACGTGGTATAGCGCTCGGTCACGTCCACCGCGTCCGGCACGATGGCGTTGGTCAGGCTTTCGGCCAGCGATACGCCCGCCGTCGCGCCCGCGACGAAGCCCGTCGCCTGCGCTGCCGTGACGGTCGTGCCGTCCGCCAGCAGATACCCGTTCTTGACGCTGATCACGGCGATCGAGTCCGCGCCCACCACATTCGGCACCACGGCCTGCACATTCTTGCCCTCTTCGCCGCGCAAGCGGTTGACATATGCGATGATGAGGTCGTTGACGCTGGAGTCGGTCGTCAGGCTCGGGATGGCGTTGAAAGTATGCAGCTCAAACGCTGCGAGCGCCGCCGTGTAGTCGCTCACCTCCGCCGTGCCGTCCGCACCGCCCGAAAGCGCCGCGCCCGCATTGGCTGCGAGATTCTCCGTCCCGGAAAATTCGACGTAGGCATTCGCTTTGACGTCGGCAGCCGTGGCCGCCTGCTGTATATCGACCTCGCTTCCGTCCAGAAAGGTTCGTACATAATACTGCCCGCTGTTGCCGGGGATCGCCTCGATAGACACGGTCAGACGGTTGCCCACGCTGCCGCTGTACTTCGCCGTTGCTGTGAGGTTCCCGGCCGTCGCGGTCGCTTTCACGCCCTCATTCGGGCGGTATATCAGCACGGTGTGCGCATATTTCAGCGCCTCACGCACCGGTAGCATCGGCGCGCCGATGAGGTTGTAGAGCGCAGTGAGATCGTCCGCCTGTACGGTAACGATCGTTTTTTCCGCAAGCCAGGGCAGTACGATGGGCATTGCGACAATGCCGCGCGTACCCGCACCGACCTCAGCCGCACCTTTGCCCACGACATTGGTGTACACGCCGGGCAAAACTTTGTTTTGGATCGTCCAGTTGCCTCCTGCCATTATTGGCGTACCTCCTTTTTCAGTCGGGCCGAAACTAGCGCCCCGGCCTCCTTGATGGTATACGTTTCACCAGCGCGCAGTACGCAGCGGAGAATATCCGCTTCAACGCCGCGCTTGCCGCGCAGCAGCTGCTCGCGGGTGAAGCGTTCTTCTTCGGTAGTTGTTGTTTTGGTGGTCACTTTGTACCTCCTGTATTTTTGATCTTGCCCATGATGGGATCGTCCGGCACGCTGTACAGGTGCGTCTGAAACGGGCACTTGATATGCAGCACGCCGCTTTGATCGCTGCGGCGCATGGTGTGCAGCGCGAGCTTGTGGCCGTCGTACTCGATCAGGCCAAACCCCGCGCAGCAGCGTGCGTACACCTCGTTTAGCTCGCGGTCGCGGTCAAGCGTCATAAGCGGCATATAGTAGGCGACGTCCAGCGTCGCGCTGACCTCGTACCGCCGTCCAAAAGCCTTGCGCCATTGCACGTCCTCCAAGCTCAGCAGGATGCACCGCTCCGGCAGCTCGTCTGGGACTTCTTCCCCATAGATCGGCAGCGTGCCTCCGAAAAGCGCGTCAAGCGCCATCGATGCAGCCGCAAGGTAAGTATTCAGTATGTCCGTCATGATAATGCCTCCTGCAAGCGTTTCAGCAGCCGGGCCGCAAGCCGGTCAAGCTCCTTCTGCGCGAGCACCTCGCTGTCGCGCATGGCATAGTTTCCACGGACATACGGCGATTTCAGCCGCAAGAAGATTCCCCATTTCCCGGTCTGCTTGTTCCGGCGCGCCACTTGTCCGTAAGCCGTGGTGATGCCCTCGCGCAGCTCGATAAAGATCACGCGTCCGACCGCGCCCTGCCGGTGCCCATCCTCCAGGTATCCCGCATGCGGGGCCGTGTTGTAGACCTCGCTCACGTAATCGTTTCCGACTTTGGTCACAGGGCTTCGCGCCGCCTGCTCCCGCGCCTCGGGCGAGGTGGGGGAAAGGCCGACCGGCAAATTATCGATATAGCGTTCGAGATGCCGGCCGGTGACGCGGTTCATCCCGCTGCGCGCTCCGGCGTCCATCTCGCGCATGGCTGCATCGAGCTTGGCCGCAAAGTCTCCGAGTTTCATGCCATCTCATCCCCTCCGAGCGGGATTTCCGCATGCGAAACATAGCGCATGGGCCGCCCAGCGCGCAGGGTCAGGGCGTCCCCGGCCGCCGTATGCACGATCAGCTTGTCGCCAAGCCGGATGTCGGCTTCGGGCGCGCAGAAATACACGCCGTCCACGCGGGCCAGCCCGGCCCGGCCGGACTGGCTATACTGGTCGCCGCCCGTCTTGCTCCACGCGCCCGGAACCTCGGACGCGATCAGCGTCTCCGTTTGCCGGGTCTGCTTGGTGACGGGGTCTTTTTCCGTGTTCCCGCGCCGGTACACGTCGGCGGAGTCAAAGTATGTCGTAGCAAGGATGTCACGCTCTCTCATTTTGCCCTCACGATCGCATAGCGGCGGATCCGCGCGTCAAGCGCGTCCAAGCTGTATACGGACACGGCGGATCCGGCGCTGGTGTCATACTGAATCGTGGTATCGCCGCGCTTGACAGATGATACCGGCGCATCCGCGCCGGTGCTTTCCTCCGTTAGGTATCCGGCGACGCCATACCGGTCAAACGCAACTGCAAGGTCGACCAGGAGCCATCCGGCGCGATCCGGCACCGCCGTGCGCTTGGTGACCGCGCAAAAGTGCTCGATCGCCCGGTCGGTCAGCTCTTCCACCAGCGCGGGATCTTTGTCCGGGAGCTTCGCTTGCACCCGCTCGATCAGCGTCGCCCTTTCCATGCTTTATTCCTCCGGCGCGGCAGGCGTCGCGTTTTCTTCCGGCGCTCCGCTCGCCTTGTCCTTTTTTGCCTTCTTCGGCTCCCCGAGCTTCTCCCAGCCGTCATCCATCATGGCGGCCGCTTTCTGCGGATCTTCCACGACCCGGACAATGCAATCTTTGATGAGTTTCATTGTTATACCTCCGTATTTTTTGTCAGGCTCAACTCGCGGCGGTAATCACGCCGATGGTATTCACCTTGCGCTTCATCACCCAAGCGTCGTACACATAGCGCGCCTGGATCGCCGTGCCGTCAAAGCGCTGGTTGATGTCGGGGCCAAACTCCTTCAGTGCGTCCACCTTGCCGAGCGCCTTGACCGCTTCGATACCGCAGATGATAAAGTGAATCTGTTGGCTGGTCGTGTCCGCCACGATGCCGCCGTCCGTCTGCCCGGAAGTCTTGCCGTCGTTGATCTTGATCACGGTCTGCAGGCGGGTTTTCGGCACCCACAGGATCGGCAGATCGTCGATGATCGTCACGTCGTCGTACGTGACGCCATTGATGGACACGCGTTCGTTGAAGTAAACGCGGTGCCTATTCGTGGACGAGGTTTCCGGCACAAGATTCTTGAGGTTCAGCGCGCCGACACACACCAGCTCCATGGCTTTTTCGCTGTCGTCCTCTACGATGGACTTGAGCGCGTTCAGTTCCGACAGGATGTTGGCCGCCGTGATGTCCTTGGCAACGATATGCGTGCCCTTCAGCGCTGTATCCGCGTTGATCGCGGCGTAGACCCGGTTAAAACGGTAGCTGTCCTGCTCGCGGACAAGCGGGCCGCGCGCGAACTCCCGCACAACGTTGCTGGCCGTAGCGATATAGCGCGAATCGCCGGGAGTCATACGATCAAGCGCGAACTCTATGCCGCGATCCTGCGCGAAGTTATAATCGTTCCACTTGGTTTTGACCGTGCCGGACGGATATGCGCCGGACGTACTGTTGGGGTCGTAGTCGCCGAGGCCGGAGACTTCGATGTCCGCGATCTTGACGGTCGCGCCGCCGTTGTACTCGATGTCCTCCGCAGGCGGCGTCATCCAGCCACTTTTTGATCCGGCGATAAGCTCCTCGTCAATGATGTTCTGATAGATCGCGGCGTTTTCAATGCTGTTTGCCATGGGTTATGCTCCTTTCTGCCTTAGCGGCGGCCAAGAAAGCTGATGCCGCGCTTGCGCGCGGGCGCTTCCCCGGCGGTAGTCTGCTGCGCGGAGGGGGCGGGGGTAGTGCGCGCGCTGCCAAGCGCCTTGAAGCGCTCTTCCACGCCCGCGTCCACCGCCGCTTTGTAGATCTTCCCGAGCTCCGCGATACGCTCGTCGGTGGTCTTCTCGTCCGTGCCCTTCACATACGGCATGAAAGCCTGCGGCAGCTTGGCCGCGTCCAGCTGTTTCGCGGCATACTCGCCAAGCTCTTTGTCCGCGATCTTCGCTTTCAGCTCGGCCAGCTCCTGATCCGCTTTTTCACGCAGCTTCTTCTCGCGCTCGGCCTCGTTCAGCTTCGCAAGCTCTTCAGCCTCCTTGAGCGCCTTGTTGACCGCTTCCTGCATCTGCTCGGCGGTGTACGTGTCGCTCGCGGGCTGGGTGGGATTTGTGGGCTCCACAGGATTTGCGGCGGTGGGGACAGCAGCGGGTTCCGCAGGGGTTGCGGCGGGATTCACGGCGGCGGGATCCGCAGCCGGGGTTACAGAGTTGCTCATAAGTTACCTCCTGATTTTCTGGTTTTTGCATACTAAAAAAAGCCCCTGAAAAGGGCTTTTAGAAGTCGGTTAAATGGGGTTTATACTAGCTTAAAATGTTGACTTGGACTATGTCGGGGACTTCAACGCATGCGCCATGTCTTGCAGTCTCGTTCGGCATGAGGCCAATTGTCTCAATGCCAAAGTCATCGTCAAGCGCAGGGGTATGAGTCAAAACATATCCGCTGCGCACGCTTCCATCTTTCATGGTCACGCGTACAGTTTTTCCGACCAATTCAGAATAATTAATCATCTGTTTTAACTCCTCCTTTCGCAGGTACGGCATGCGTGCCCGATTTGCTGTAATGGATCGTGATCCACGTTGTTTCACGCGGTGGATCGCTTGCATTTAGTATAACACCGATAACCCTGCCAGTGTCAACCGTTTCATGCAATCCACTGCCGCGAAACATGGTTTTTCCCGTGCCAGCGAACATATCCACAATTTCCTTCAGCTCATCCGGCCCGATCGTGAAATAGCTGCGGCCCTCGATATAGCCCTCGCCCAGCAGATGCCGTTCCTGCTTGCGCATATTGATCGTGATCGGCAGTTCGCCCGCGCGCCACTGTTCCAGCAGCCGGTATTGCTGCTTACGTTCGGCCCATTTTGCGGGATCGCCATATTTTACGGCTTGGAAGCCGGCAAACGAATCCTCGACCGGCACGCCAGCCTGCGCGTACTTTTCATACAGCACGAGGTCTTGCGCCGCGTTGCGCTGCATGGTATACCGCAGTAGTTCTTCCGGATCGCCCTGCACGTACTTGTTATACCACTGGTCATATGTCATGCTGGCAGGCACTTTATAGGCGTTCCCGTCCGAATCGCGCGCAAAGCGCGTGTTGGCGCTGTCGTCGTCCTCGGCCTCCGGAGGCCAGTGCTCAACCGCCACCGACCGGCAGTTCGGATGCAGCGGGGGAAAATTCAGCCCGATCTTCGCATCGTCCACATCGAAGATCATGCCGTCGCGCTCCCGGCAAACTTCGGACGTCAGTGCGTCAAGCACGGCCACAAATTTATATTGAGGCGCGCCGTTCGCACGCATGGACGCGAGCGTCGCTTGGGCGCGCATGCGTCCGACCTCGGTGCGGATCAGCGTCCGCGCTCTGCTCTCGGACATTTTCATCTGAGCCGTAAGCTGCCGGATCATATCGGCTTTCGTCGTGCCGGTCGCAAGCCCGGAGCCTATGATTCGATTCAACCGTTCTGCCAGCTCGATGCGGTGTTTTCCCCATATGCGCTCCGAAAAATTGTGGGCGCGTATAGGCGTCTCCAGCGCCTGCGTCACCGCCTGCGGGTTGATACGTGCAAACGGCGTCGCAAGCCCCTGCCACTGATGCTGGCCATAGATCGTGCGGTAGTATGCGTCCTCGTAGTTCGCAACGCATTCCTGCCGGGTCAGGCCGTCCAGCCGTCCATACAGCGCGGTTTGCAGCTGGTTCAGCTGCATCTGCAGATACTGCAATCGATTGATCTGGCTCCCGGCGTGATACCGATCCAGAAGTCTGGTGGCGACATGGTCGGCCGGATACCGCTGCACGAGCGCGTGGTACTGCTCCAGCGTCAGCTCATATGCGCGCCGGTCTGAAAGGGAGGCATGCGCTTCCGCCATGGTCATCCCGGTGTCGGACGCATACCGCTGGTACCATTCTTCCAGCAACCGGCCGATCTCTTCGGAAGCATCCTCAAACAACCGGCTTGCGCCGTGCGCCGCCTTCCGCTGCCCTTTTACCAGCCGCAGCGTTTCGATCTTGGCGCGCTTGATCCAGTAGCGGTCACTCGTCATTGGTCAGCAAAGCCTCAACGTTGGACGGGAACTCGTCGTTTTCGGCGCGCGCCCGCTCATCCAGTCTTCGCTGCAGCTCATCCGACGCGTCCTTGATTTCCGGCCACATGCCGATCAACGTTTCGTCCGACAACAGGCCGCGTAAATTGTTGATGATCTGCGATGTTTCAAGCAGGTTTGCGATGTTCGACCGATCGAAAGACAGCTTCACAGTGCGCCAATCATATGCGGTGCCGCGCCGTGCGTTTAAGTGCTCCGTCAGCAATCGGATCTTCTTCATTTCAGACGATGTGAAATACTTCTGCTTTTCGGTGGCAAGCTCCTCGATCCCAAAAAGCTTGTACTTCATGGCAACGCCGGAAAGATTCCCGGCAAAGCTTTCGTCCGTCAGGTTGGGGACGAGCGCCAGAAAGAAAAGGTCGCGGTAAACGCGGTTTTTGTAGTTTTCCGTGGGCGTGTCGGCGATGTTCTTGGTCACAAACTTTACATCGCCGCCGTCCGGCAGCAGCAGCAACCGCTCCTCTCGCATGGTGCGCAGGCTCGTCGCGGGATCTTCGTTGGTTTCCCCATCCAGACTGATTTCCTCCGCACCCGTGATCGCGAGGTAAGCGTCGGTGAAGTAGTCCAGATCGTTTGCCGTGTCGCTTTGTGCGCGGTCATATGCGTCGATCTGCGGGATCACGTCCTCGTAGTCGCCCTTTTGATCCGTGCTGTTCCAGCGGACGATCACGGGCACGTCGCTGTAGCCGTGGGCATAGTCGCCCGTCCGCATCCAGCGAGACGCGGTTCCCGCGCGCCGCTCGTAGGTATATACACGGTCTGCTGTGTAGACGTCCGCATGTTCAATGGCAGTTTCGATGCCTCCCACGATCTTCACGGTTTTATACAGGTAGATCACGAATATCAGGAAGCGGTCAATCCCCTCGCCATAGACCGGGATCATGTCGCTGGGCTGGATCGATGCGGTTCGGTCATTCCCATCCCGATCAATATACAGCAGCTCGAACGCGCGGCCGAATTTTGACATGCCTTTGGCCTCTTCATAGTGCTTCACCTCAGCCATGTGGGATTGATACAATTCATTGAGCGCATCTCTATACTCGGGATCCTCACATTCGATTTTCACGCCGCTCCCAAGGAAATACGCCGTTGCGATGCACGTGATATAGCGGGCAAACGCGTGCGCGATTCGGTTGTTCGGCTTACTGCCGTCCTTGAAAATTCTATTGCCGATCTCGTTCTCGTTCATATAGTAGCGATCTAGCCGCCTATATCGCTGCAAGTCAGCCATATGCCGCCGCGTGCAGTAGTCAATCAGCTCCGACCCGATCACAGTATCCTCCGGCAGTGCGATTATGACAGGCCGCTCCTTTGCTGGCCGGATGTCGTTCATATGCCAAATCTCCTTTTCTTTATGATCAGGCGCTTTTTCCGGCCGCCCTGCGCGATCGTGCGCAGACCCTCAAGCGCGTCTGGGCCGTCGTCGTGGTCGGCCATGGGGAAGTATTGCAGCTGCTCCAGCAGCAGCTTGTGCCTGCGCGAAAACTTGATGTACTTGTTTTTTATGTCCGGCTGAAGCGTCTGGATCCGCAGTACCTTATCGCTGCTTTGCGGTACCTCCTCGATGGGGAGATATATCCGCGCGCGGGCGCTGGATTTCGCCAACTGCTCTTTCAAGAACCATTGGAACTGCACAGTTTCGACGCCGAACTTCACATAACGTTTCCCGTATGTCCGCTGGATCCAGTCTGCCTTCTGCAGTACGTCGCTTATGATCGCGTCCGGATGCCGCCGCACGATGTCCGCGTCCAGGATATATAGATACCCGGTCGGCACCTCCAGCGCGCCGGTCAAAATCGCGGAGTAGTCCGCGCGCCGGTTTTTCCCAAGCGATGGATCCACGAAGCCATAAAATCGGAAGTCGGCGGACGAAAAGTCCATATCTTCCGGGTTGTAGTAATCGAACCATTCTTCGTTGAAAAGGCAGTCGTCCGGATTCACCGGCTCATTTTGCAGCTCCGAATTGAAAGATGCTTCGCCTTCTGATACGCGCGTCACCATAAGGTCATAGTAGCTGAGCTTTTCTTCCCACAGCACTTTGGTGCCCGCAAGCATTTCTTCCCGGTTTTTCTCAAAGAATTTTTTTGCTTCAAGCTCCCGCCCCTCGTTGCCAAGGTCGGTATAGATGCTTTCCCAGGTCTCCCACAGCGGCGAAGTGGAAAAAGACTGCACCGCCTTGTACTTGACGCTCCGATACGCCGGATTCTTCAGCACTTTTGCCAGCAGGGAGTCATAGTGTAGCAGTGTGCCGATGTATACGATGTCGGTATACGTATCGCCCGCTTTGGAGACCGCTTTATAAAACCAGTTTTCCAGCTTTTTGCGCTGCTCCACCGTCCGGACGTTTTCATCGTTCTCGATGTCGTCGAGCACCATCAGGTCGGGCCTCCAGTTTTTATGCTTCCGGCCACGGATCTTCTGGCCCGCGCCGATCGCGTCGATGCGCACGCCCTGTGATGTGATGATGACATTTTCCCGCCACACGCCGCCCGTCAGGTCGCCGAAGTCCTCGCGGATCGCGCCGTTGTCTTCCAACTCGTCTTTAATCGCGCTTAAAAATCCGTTCGCTTGGTCACTTGTGTCCGAAAGGATGATGATATACCGCTTATAGCGGTACAGGGCTGCGTGCAGTGATCCCTTAAATGTGAGGTTCGTCGATTTTGCGTGGCCGCGCGGTGCGGCCGTCGCGCGTCTGCAACCGTCTTGCGCGTCCACGAGCTTCGCGTTGTCGCCGATAGGCACGATGCCTTTCAGCACGCCATCACGCCATAGCGTATCCAGCTCCGCGTGAAACTGCGGCGAGGGCCGCGAAAAATAGTGGGGAAGGTAGGCGCGGCCGAAGTACGCCAAGTCCATCGCGGCAAGCGCACGGCGGATCCCGTCCTCGCCCTTCAGGGGATCCCCGGCCCGGTAGCGGCGCAATAACTCCCGCCGTTCCGGCTCGTTGCCCACCTGCAAATACGCTTCTGTCAGCGCGCGCAGCCGCGCGTCGTTATTTCCTGCTGTACCGCCGCGCTTGCTGCTGGCTTCCCGCATGGCCTTTGCCAGCCGGTCAAAGCTTTTCTCGCGCCGCACGCTCATGCGTTTACACCTCGCTTCAAGATTCGCCCCAAATTTGCCCTGTGCCGCTTTTCCGCGCGCAAAGCGCCGCGTGTTCGGCGGCGCTTCTAGGGCGAAATTTAAATTGGTTTTAAACCGGTTTTAAAGGCGGTTGGGGCGGGGGTATGGTTTGGCACTTGTCGCTTGTGCCACAAGTACCCTGTCGTCTATCTCTTTTAGCTTTACGCTTGCGGGACGAATCAACCGTATGCGCGCTGCTAAAATATGGTGGGGGATATGCACGCCAGGACATATCCCCCATCGAAAGGAGGATCCAGAAGAAGGCGCACACAAGCCCAACTCTGGAGTATGATCAACAGCGAGCGCCGTGGATCGCTTTCTCGGTGGGGGCGTGTTCTGGCCGCACGCCCCCGTCACAAAGGAGGAACCCGTCGGCAGGGAGGATGACGCCCTACTGCGGAAGTATGATCAACGACATATTAATGTCGTGGATCCGGTTTAAGATGCGCACGCGCACCCGCGCGCGCCGCTGGCGCTTATCCCATCGGATGATCCAGCCCTCTTTTCCGATCAGCGGCCCGGAAACGATCCGGATCCGGTCGCCGTCCAGGATGCCGCGCGATGGGTTTAGCGGCGCGTCCGTGATGGACAGCATTTCGATATATAGCGCCTCGTCCGCGTCAAGCGGCGTCGGCTGGCCCAGGATGCGCAGCACATGGTCTACGCCGTGGATCCTGTGATAGTCCGTATCGGTCATACGCAGCTCAATGAATACATAGCCAGGGAAGAACAAACGCTCCCGCTCCCGCCAGACGCCGCCATGCCGCTCGATCGTCATTTCACGCGGTACGGCGGCTTGGTATCCCAGCGCTTTGAGGTCGTCTCGCACTTCCAGCTCGCGCAGCGTGTGTACCTGCAGCACATACCAGCTCATACTACTCCTCCAGATCCTGCGGCGCTTCTTCCACACCGCGCTTTGATTCCAGGAAGGCCGCGACTTGTGCGTAAAGTTCCGGCCGCTCGTGCGCCATGGCGTCGAAGATCATCTGCTTCATGGCGTCGATGCCGATATCCACATCGGTCTGGTTCTGCATGTCGATGCGCTTTTTGTAGGCCGCAGCCTTGATCAGCGCGTTCGATTCTTTCAGCAGCTTATCCAGTCGCACCTCCGTCCACGCCTCTTCCGGCGCGTTGGCCAGCGCGTTGAAAACGTTCTGTGACATTAGCCGGACGATCGCCTCGGTCGTATCCAAGTCCGGGTATTTGTCCATCTCCGTCATCATGCGCTGCATATTCTCTTGCGCGATATTCAAGAGTTGGACATTCGCATGATAGTTCTTTGCGTATCGGCACACCGATGACGGCGATATGCTAATACCCTTATCCGCAAGGTAGTCTACAACTTCCGCATACCGGCAGTTTGAGAGCAGCATCTGCTCCACGGTATCCTTGACCGCAGGCGGCAGGTCATCGATCTTGCCATGCTTGCGCTTGCTCACTTTCGGCTTCATGGCTACACCAGCACCGCCGGGTCTGTATCGATGTACCGCGCGAGACGGATCCCTTTTGCGGTCAGCGATACGTCGCATTTCTTCGGGTCTGCCCGCCGCGCGTCGATCAGCTGCTGGGCCGAGCAGTAAAGGATGTCGATGTATCCTTCTTTTTGCAGATAGGTAAGCGAATCCCAAAATTCAGCTTCGGAGAACTCCGGCAGCGCCGTTTTTATCGTGGCCAGCCGGATCCAGTCGCCGTCCAGGATGTTGATGACGCGGATCATAGCGCCATTGTTCTCAGCGAAGTTGGACGCTTCTATGCGTTTCTTGAGCTCCCGTTTCTCATCCATCATGTCAGGCCCCTCCCTTTCTCGCCAAATCAAAGAGCATATCATATATGCGGTCGTTTTGCGCCGTAAGCTTTGCGATTTGTGTTACAAACTCATCCTTGGTGATGTACTGGGTGCGCACGGCTTTCAGCTCGCTGTCGATGCTGTCCAGCCGCTCGTTCATTCTTGCTTCCATTTTGGACATCGCGGATGCGCTGGAGGCTTCGATCTTTTCCAGCTCCGTCCGCTTCGCAAATCCGTCGCGGATCGCGGCGATCGCTTTCTCGTTCTGGTCTACACGGTCGATCGTGCGCTTCAGGAAGAAACTGATTACGCCCGCGATCGCGCTTAGCACCAGTCCGATAATCTTGCTGACCACATCCGCTCCATCCATACGCACCACCTAAAATAAAAAAGATTGATCCGGTTATGGATCAATCTTAAACACATATGGTGGATTGTTCAATTTGAAGCGCTTCAACAGCTTTCATCCGCGCTCCGTTTCTGCGGGATCAGTCGCCTTGATCGTATCACAATCCTCGCTTTCGGGCAAGCAGAAACTTAATTGTCCGTCGATCGGTTTTGCGCGTACACGCTTGAGCACAGGCGCTACAATAACGCGGATATGCCGGGGCGAAAGCCCATACTGGCTTGCCAACTCGTTGAAGTTGTAGCCGTCAAAGGCTTCGCGGATCGCTTCATCCCGCGCATTCCGGCTCAGGCTTTCGGGCTTCGGGATATACAGCTGATACCCTCCATACCGCTCAGCCAGCCGCATGAGGCCGTCCGTGCCTACAAGTTCCGCGATCGGTCGGTACTCGCTGCTGATGTCGTCCAGCGTCAGGTTAAATGCCGCCACTCGCCGCCGCCTCCTTTCCCGCCGTGCCTACGATGCCTTTTAGGATCTCGATCAAGCGCCATCCGTCCGCAAGGGACAGGAAGCGGAACGGCTGCTCCGGCGTACAATCGCGGTGGAGCTGTTTGCGGATGATCCCGCAAAGCCGTTCGCCCAGTGTGGCCCGGCTTGGCGTATGGTCAAGATCCCGCAGCTGGTACATCAGCCTCCATATTTTCCGCTGCTGCTCTGCGGTAACGCCTCCCGGTGTTTCCTCATGCTGCTTGCGCTTACGCTGATCCAGCGGTTCCGTGCGGTTTTTCAGCTTCAGCTTTTCCAATAGCTCTGCCTGCACGGCACGAAATTCCGCACCGGTCAGGGCGCTGACGCTTTCCTTGCCCGTGATGCGCTGCACTACGCAGTGGAGCGCGTCTTCCCGGTTGCCCGATTCCAGCAGGCCTGCAGCCGCGCCCAATGCATAGATGCGCCGGATTTCTTCTTTGGTGATCGTTTGGCTCCCTTTCATGTGTGTTTTCCTCCTTTCAACTGCCTCGTCAGTGCCGGACGCTGATCCCCGGCAGACCGCCCGCAGGCGGTTTCGGCTTTATCTCGTGCAGGCTGCAAGCCGCCGTTCCGTTTCCCGGATCTGTGCTTGGATCGCGGCAATTTTTGTGCCTCCGTCTTTTAGGGGATGCAGCTCCGCGTTATAGAGCATCGCCCCAAGCACTTCCAAACCGTCACGCAGCTGCTCTTCCTGTGTGCGCGACTCCCCGCTATGTACGATCATCATGATAAATTCCTCCTTATTGCTCCAACAGACTTTCCCGATCGACCTCGTACCAAAACACATCGTCTACCTTGATGTTCGCCCCAACGGCAAGAATGTCATCGGCCGGATACTTCTTCAGCGCATCCTTATTTACCTTGGGCGGCGGGGATACGATGCAGTCGCTCATCCCGCGTACGCGCAGCGCCTTCACGATCGCCGCGATCTTTGCTTCGGCTTTTGGCAGGATAACTTTCGTGCTCTTGCGGTATCCCGTCTGGCCAAACTGCAGCGACATTGTCTTTTTCTTGCCCATATCGTCGCTGTGTTCATCCATGTAGCCCTTAATTTGCAGCTCCAGCTTGGCAATGCGCTGCGTGTACGGTTCCGCGTTGATGCCGGCTGTAAGCTTTGCATCGTCGATCGCGCGCTGCATTTCCGATTCGATTGCCTCGACCTTGCGCTGGCACTCTCCGATTTCGGCTAAACATAGATTTACATCATCCCAGCTGTTCAGCACATGGTCGGGCATGCGTACTCGTGCCATATAGCACCTCCTTCAATTTTTTGCTGCACTCTGCGTTTTCACGGGCTTGTGACCGTCCTTGGCCGCATTACAGCCCATAAAGGGCGTGTTTAAATTCCCATTTCCATGAACTTCATCATCTGAATCAGACCATCGTATGTGATATCCTCGTTGTCGCAGGCGTTGCTGTACAGGTTAGATGCGCCGCGCAGACCTTGTTTGCTTTGCGCCACCGCCAGCATAAGCGCCTGCTCCTGCTCACTTGGCAGATCAGGAAAAAGCTTGCGGATGTCCTCGATCGTGATCTGCGTAGTCATGCGCAGCTTGCTCTGCTTTGTGCGGCTTTGAATCTGCGCGAAAGCTGCCTCCAACTTTCCGCCCATATTGTCCACGACCGACCGGTTCCCTACGAACACGACACCCATGGATGGGACATAGTCCGATATGGATCGGATCATGTCGATCGTCTTTACCGGCAGATGCTGCGCTTCGTCGATAATCAGCACTTTCCGGCCGCCTGCAAAATAGGACGCCACGTTAAACCACATATCGTCTTTGCGCGCGACCGCGATATGCAGCGTGCGGCAGAGCAACTTCAAAAAGCTGCTGATACTGGAAAACACGGGGTTCACCGTAACGACCACAGCGTTGTTCGGGAAGTCTGCCGCATACTTCTGCACTGCTTTCGTTTTTCCGATCCCAGCGTCCCCGCACTCCACCGCGAGGCCGCCCTTGAGGTGTGCAGAGCGGATCGTCTTATATACCGCCTCAGATATGCTCGTGGGCACGTAGTCCGGCGTGCCGTGGAGCTGCTCCGCCGCTTCGCTGATGTTGAAGAATTCCTGAAGCTTCTGCTCGAACCGGGCAGGGGATTTGTAAGTCCCTTTTAAATACTGGTTTAAACCCGATGAATTTGAGAATCCGAGGGCTGCGGCAAACGCCGCTTGTGTGATGTTATTGTCCCGCATGTACGCAAGGGCACGCTCCCGCCAATACTGATTTTGTTGAGTTCCTGCCAAAGTGAGTTGTTCCGCTGCTTCTGCCATGATGATATCCTCCTCCGTTTAATTGCTGATTCGTTTGGCCGCATTGCGCAGCATGCGGTCGGTATCGATCTCGACCACCTTCCCGCCCTTTTGCGGCGGCACAGCGGTCAAAACGTGTTTTTCGTTGGCGCGTACCGGTTCCAGCACTTTTCCCTCACTGATGACCATATCTGCTTTCGCTGCCTGGCTATGCCGCAACATGAGATCCAGCGCATCGATGCGCTGCGCGGGCGTAAGCCGGCTTGTGTAGTCTTCTGCGAGCGCCTTGACGGCTTTGTCTACCGCCGCCTTCTTCCGCTGTGCGGTTTGCAGCTCATCTTTCGACGCTCCCCATATCAGACGGCATTCGCGGTCGATCGGCGCGGTCTGGATAAAGCGGTCTTCCTCGTCATAGATGCGGACTTCCGAAAGATCTTCTGGATTGTACCGCACATACACCTTTTGCCCTTGGCGGCCCAGTAATAGCGGCGCGTCCCAGTAGTACAGCTTTACGCCGCTGACTGTGATCTGCACGCCCTTGCGGCCGATCGTCTGATACCGCGTGGTGCGCATGAGCATGAGGTTCAGGTCTTCGGCGGTTGCCACGCGCTTTGTGTGCAGGTTCGCGTTGTACACATCCATGCGGCATTTGCCTTGATCCGCTTTCACGCGGCCGCCATACGCGCCCATGTTGTAGTATCCGTCCAGAATATCGTCTACCGCCGCGCGGAGGTCATCATCAAATGGGATCCGTCCGTCTTTCAGGACGCACTTCAGCTGTTCCGGCCGCTCGATCGCGTTGCCTCCGGTATACGTCTCAAAGAGGCGTGACAAGCTGTTTTTCAGGTCTAGGAAGGTTCGCTCGATCGGCTTCGCTTTCGCGTTGCGTACGATAGCATTACGCATTTCAATGCCCAGCCGCGCGAAGATCGGCGGCGGTTCGGGCAGGTCTTTTGTACTGGCTTTTTGTCGGTGCCCAAGGCCGCCTACATCACGGTTCAGGAACTCGCGCCCGTTGTCCACGAGGATGTGGCGCGGGATCCCAAACCGCAGGATCCCTTTGCGGAGTGCAAAAAGCGTCGCGTCCGAGCAGGGGGCATCCGTCACATACCAGCCCGTAAAGATCTGGCTGCGCGCGTCGATGAAAGCCGTGAGATACAAGCGGTGGTGCGTTTCGCCGTCTGCAGACTGTGTGATCACGTCGAACGTGTGGTTATCCGCGATCCAGTAGTCGTTGGACGCAAGATCGTCATATAGCCGCTCGATGTACGGTGCGCAGCGGTCGCTGTATGCCTTCTCCCCTTCGCGCATCAGCACGCGTACCGGCATCTCGATCGTTTGCACTTGCCGCCGGAAAGCGTGGTAGCTCGGCATTTGCGGCAGTAGGTCGGGGTGGTACTCTTTCGCCCACATGCCGACATATTCGACGCATTTTGATATGGGATACTGACGTTGATCCAGATAGTAGTCCAAAAACGCGTCCCACAATTCCCTCGGCATATCTGTCTTGCCTTTGCGCCACTTGCCGCGCTTGTCAACCAGCCCGTCGAGGTCGCCCATCCGATATGCACGCCATTTGCGGTACAGCGTCGGCTCGCTCACTTGCAGCTCCGGCCGGGTCAGCGTCAGCATGGCGCAGAACGCTTTGTCCACGCCCGCCTTACTTGTTTGCGCCGGATCGTTGCGGTATCGCTGCCACTCTTCCAACAATTCGCTCCACAGCTTGATCTGTGCCCGTTCATCGGCGGTATAATCCTCAAGCGCTTTCGGCTGCGCTACCATAGCGGCTGCGCTTCCGGCTTTTGCGCCGTAGTGCTTCGCTTGCAGCCTGTCCGGCAGCTCGCTCACCGGGATCAGGTATTTGGTTTGGTTTCGGTTCGCATTCCCGCTCAGTTCATACGCCAGCTGGCCGTCCGCAATCATCTTGCGTACGTTCCGCTCACTGCAGCCCCGCAGCGCGGCATATTCTTTTATGGTTATGTGTTCCATATATCCGTCCCCACATGGTATAATCGTTACAAAGTTTAGCCTGCCTCATCGGTGCCGGGAGGCCGTCTCCGGCAGACCGCCCGGAGGCGGTTTCGGCA